AATTCACCTTTCCAAATCTTTACGAAATAGCGGTCTTGTTGGTACTGCTTGATGTTGTTTAAAAACGCATTGGTTGCGGAATTTTGAACGTACATTCCAAACGATACCGACGAGCCAATGATTGGGGAATAAATGTTGTCGGTTTGCCCCGAATAATTTAATTGGAACCCTTCACCCGTGACGTTGAACTGTTCGGGATCATTGCCCGTATAATCTTCATCCCAAATTTCAATCAAGTAAAAATGTCCGTAGCTACTGCGGAACTCGGAAAATAGTTTTGGATTCGCCATATATTAAAAACCTCTTTGTCTTGTTCGGTTCCGTGATGCACGTTCGCCCGATAACAATATGTCGGAACCGCTTAATCTTCCAAATATTTGAATGCCGTTTGATCCGCCACCCATTCCGCCGCCGTTAAAACCAAATCCGCCGCCGCCTTGTAATAAGCCGCCGAACAAATCACCAAAGCCCATTCCCGCTTTGCCGAACATTGCTTGGCCAGCTATATTGGCTCCACCAAATGCAATGGTCAGTATTGTAGCAAGTATTGCAGCGGCGACAGCAGTAGCAAGTAATTGTGCTGCCATCATTTTTAGCTGATTAACAAAGGCCTCTCTAAAGTTTCCGAGGCGCGTCTCGCCTTCTTCTAATGGTGCGAAGGCTGCCTCAAAGGACATTCTCAACACTTCGCCAACCATCATAAACTCATCCCTAAACTCTCTGAACTTATCAATGGTATTTCTGAAGCTATGGTCAAAGGTATCACCAAAGTTCTCGGTAGTTTCTTCCAACTCCTCAAGCTCCATATTGACCTCAGCAAAACCTAATAAGTGTGCAAGGCTTCCGCTTGTATCTTCTCCAGGATTAAAGGCTTTGTCTATTTCGTGGCTTACCTTTTGAAGTGTAGGGAGTAGCTCTTCAAGTTTGTTGTTGTATGCTTCAACGGCTTCTCTTTGTTTCTTTGCACCCTCTTTAGCTTGAGTTTGCATTGCATCAAACTTGTCAGCCCAAGCGGTAACGCTCGGTAAGCCATTGTCAAATTCAGTATTTAACTCCTCAACCTCTTCCTTAGTATCACCAAGCAAAGAGAGAAGTGCTTTGGTAGGGTTGGTTACTAAATCTAAACCAAACTTAGTGATGTTGAAGTAAGATTGTACAGCAGTAAATAATCTCTTGTAGCCTTTCTCTTGGTCATCAAGAATAAAGTTGACGGTGCTAAGTCCCTTATTGGTTTGGTCAAGGAAAGCAGAATAGACAGGTAGGAGCTTCTCACCAATTTCAGTCTTTAGGTTAGTGATAGCAGCACGCTGCTGGTCTACCTTCATTGAGGTAGTTGTAACGCGCTCGCCTACCTTCTTGAACTCCTCATCCATTATCTGCCCAACGGCCTCAGCCATTGTAGCGCCCTCTGCCATCCGCTCTTTAAGTTCAGCGGCAGAAATACCAAGGTTATCAAGAATCTTAACCGATTGCCGCCCTAAACCAGTGACAAACGATTCAACCATATAGTCAACACTCTCACCCGTAGCTTGTGCTCTACGCTGTGCGAAGTCCAAACCTTTTGCAAGCACATCCATAGGGATGCGGAAGTTTTCAGCCTTTACAGCCGTCTGCATCAAGGTTAAGTCATCAACGGTGCCTGCTGTGGCTTTTCTAAGGTTGTCAAGAAGTGTAGGGTCATTGAGTCGATTAAAAGCCGCCTCAACGCCTTCCATCTTTGAAGCAAGCTCTACCGATTCAGCAGCAAACTGCTGGATGATATCAATTGCAAAGGAAGCGCCAATCACTCCCCCTAAAGCACCAAAACCACCGCTTAACTTCTTTAAGCTGTGGTCGATGTTGCCCATTGCACCGCGGAACTGCTTTAAGTCCGCGCCAATCTTAAAATCTATATCCGTACGGCTCATTTACCAAACACCTTTTTAATTGCCTCTTGCACCTCTTCGTATGTTGCAGCCTTATGTACTCTCTTCTTGCCATCCCAAGGGAATACAACCAAGTCTTTCGGGCCTAATCTTTTCTTCGTATGTGGTGCAATGTTTACCGCTGCTTGCCACCTCGTGGTTTCCCATACCAATTCAGTCTCATACTGAATACGATTTTGGAAGCCCTCTCTTTTGTTTTGGAATTGTCGCGGAGTCATATTGTAGAACTCCTCAACACTCATTCCCATCTCACCCAAACCTATCGCTTCCAGCGCATCCCAATCAAGGGATTCCGAGGCTTGGGCGTTTACTTTTTTTCTTCAGCTCCTGGCTTCACAAAGGAGGCAACAAACAATTCCATACACTGCTGAATGATACTCATATCCTCATCAAGCAAGTCAGCAATGTCATCAGTGTCAAGATCGAAGGCTTGCTTCTCTGCTCGTGCACCGTCTTTCATTCCCGCCCATACCAAATTGATGGCGTGGTCTATACTTATGTTTTCTCCTATCTTTTCAAGCTCTTGCAATCCAATGCCGCTGGCATTGCAAAACAATCTTAATGCATTGAACCCGTATTTTACAGGGTATGTCTTTTCGCCTACTTTTATCAAGTTTGTTTCCATTGTTGTGTGTGATGTTAAAATAGGGAGGCCGAAGCCCCCCTACTGATATTATGATTGAGTACCTTGAGTTAAGGTGCTTGTTCCTTGGAACGAGAAGCTAAAAGTGGCATTGTCCTCCACTCCCGCATCGGTTGAGAACTCAGTGAAGAAACCGCTACCGCTGTAGTATTTCTCGTCCGTTGTTGCTGAACCAAACTCAATAGCTACCGCAGCGCGGGTGCTTAAAAGAGTGTAGATTTCATCAGGCGTTGTTTTCCCAGTGTTGTTATACACTACCAAACCCTCACCCGATAGAGTCCACGATTTTTGACCTTCCAATACTTCCATCCAGCCTGCGCTGTCTTTCGTGGAAATATCACGAGTTGCCATTGTTACGCTTAAAGAAGCGCTTGTCATTTTACCGACAAGTTCACTACCGACCTTTAATACTACGTCGGTGCTATTCATTACTGATGTACTTGCTGCCATCTTTTTTAATTTTTATGATTTGACTATTCTAAACACTAAATCAACTGATACCGCAAAAGTCTCCTCATCAACATTAAATACCTCACTTTGAGTATCAAAGCCACACGATTGAACATTTACGCCCCCAATTGTTTCCTTCATTCGCACAAAAGTTGTGCGTATATTTTCAACGGCAGTTTGTAGCGTGCCGTAGTTATCTCCTATTAAAGTCAGCTCAATGTTGACTATATCAATATGGCTGTCGGCATCTTTCGATCCTTCAGGTCGGATGCTTGTAGTATCGTAAATGCAAAAAGGTCGGGCACTCGTTTGCGCTCCAACCAAAGGATAAACACGGCCAGCGAAAACGTTGTTCAAGCTGCTGGTGTTATCGAACTTGTACTTTATTACTTTACCAATCATCGCAAACCAAATCTCTGCCCAAACTTGAGCTTGTTTATCTCTTTTGTGGTTTCCGTTCTAAATACACGGACAAACCTCACATTCACCCTTGTCTTTGCAGCAGCCATTGCCTTCTGCGCAAAGTTTAAGTTTTGACCTTGGTATCGCTTTCCTTGATTGCCTCCAACTCTTAACCAGCCAAAGTTTATCATACCAGCGTACCAACCGCCTTTCTCTGCATCTTTATACCTACCGCTTCTGCGTGGCCCAACACTCATACCTACTACATCTTTCTTTTGTAGGTGCTTGGGTGTCTTTATACCGACACTTCTGCGCAGTTGGCCAGGCTTTATCTCGTAGGCTATCTTGCCGTTTCGATATACCTTAAACACCTCATCAGCATCAGTGATGTTGCGCTTATAAGAGTCAACCATAGGCGGCAGTGATTTCTTCCCTACTTTCTTGAGTATCCTCTTCTTGAGTCTATCATCAAGTTTGCGGAGTTTCTTCATCACCTCAGCGACACCCTCAACTCTTACCTTTACGTTTTCCATTACTGCGCATCTGACCATAAGCATACAATCTTTAAGAATGCCTTGCGGGCATCTGCGGATTGTATCGCTTGAATCTTATATGTATTGTTGTTGTATAAAATACGCATCTCCTCATCAACATCAGTGCGGTAGCGAATAACAAACTCCACCTTTTTAGTGGCTGCTATCATATCACCATCTTCACCCTCGCGCCCTACTTTCTCAACCACGTTGGCCCATACTGAAGCAAGGGTAGAGAAGCTCTTCACTTGTTGCCCAAAGCTATCCGTAGTTTCACTAAAGTTTTTAATAGTGATTCTACGATCCATTTGTCCAGCTTGGTCTATCATTAGAATGTAAAGATGCGGAATGGGTTAAACAGGTACTCCGATGCTGTTGGCATTTTTCTCACTCGGTCATCTCTCTTATCATATAAGTCGCTGATGATTAGGAGCATCCCTTGCTTTAATGGCGTTGGGATACTATCAACAGCGGTGCCTACTACATAGCGGGCAATGACTTGATTGATGATTCCGTTTGTCGCAAACCATCCAGCAGTAGAAGCTATTCTCGCTGGTTCACTTATAGTATCAGAAACGTAGTAAGATGATGCAACCGTCTCTTCCGAGCCAATCTCATCAACATACTTAAGGCTTGTGATTGATTGCACTGGGCCTCTTGATAGGTAGATGATGTCTTTGCTTACCGCATTCTTATAATTAGGGAAGCCATCAAAATACTCATCAATGGTAGTAGTAACCAAGATGCGGCGAGTATACTGCTCACACATCTCACGCGCAGCAGAAATGAGTGCGCCTATGAGTGCATCATCATCACTACCATCAACACGCAAGAAGTTCTTCGCCTCCGTTAATGTAATCGGCTCGCTTGCCGCTGGTGTTACTACTGAATAGGCCATTACCTTTTCTCTTTACTTTTTGGTTTTGACACGGTCTTCTTTGCACGCGTTTTAGGTGGCTCTGCAACTGCATCGCAGAACCCAGCGTTCAAGAACTCCATTGCTCTATCGCTGGGGAGTTCCACCTCCGCGCCTTTGCGGAAGCGGAACCCATTGCCAGCAACAGTCTTTTTAAAGACTACTTTCATCCTTATGCTTGGATCAAGTGCTTCACTGCACGGCTATCCAATACAGCAGAGTCACTTCTTTTGTAGCTTACAAAGCCAACCTCGAGCTCGTCAGCGAAACGCTCATTTAAGCGTAGCATCTGAATACCACCAGCATTGCGAACAACAAACTTGCTGAAGTCAGCAGCTATCATTGTTTTCTTACCAGTCGTGATTGCTGATTCCATATCGTTATTCACATAAACTGGAATACCGAAGATGCGGTCAGGCTGCCCAGCTTCCATCGATGGGATGAAGATTGGGAAATCGTTGGCAGCGCCCAGGCCTAAAGCTCTCACGGCAGCGATAACGTTATCGTGAGCCATAAGACCGAAGCCAGGCTTGTTGCGATAAGAGGAATCCACGCTATAGATGAGGTCTAATAAATCGTCTGCGGTGATTGCCGTGGCTCCAGCACAGGTGTTACCTAAAGCTGAACCAGTAACCAAACCTTGAGGTTGAGAAGAACCAGTACCAGTAGTGAAGGCAGCATTAGTTGCACGAGCAATACGCTCACCCATAGCTTCAACCAAGAACGCGTTCAAGTCGAAAGCAGAGTCTTGCAACAATTGCTGAGATACTTTTACCAATGAGCTGTAGTTGTAAGCAGAAAGCTGCTTGTTACCAAAGGTCATATCTTGTACCGTTACAGCAGCAGCTTCAGCAGTTAAGCCAGCATCAGTTGCAGTATCGTTGATTGTTGGGTAATCCAACAAACCACCTGAAGCAGTGTTCAACTTCTTAGCCAAACGCTCTACTTCACCTGTGAAGGCAGTAGCAACATCAAGCTCATTGCTGAACTCTTGAGGTACTAAGAAACCACCTAAACTATCAGTACCAGCGATTTGAGTCGCAGTACCACGCTTTTGTACCATTGAGCGCTCTTCAGCAGACAATGAACCAAATCCGTGACGTAGGTATTTAGAGAATGCAGCAGATGCGTTTGCTTTAGGAGCAGCAGCACGAGCTTCGCCTTCCATTGAGGCAATCTCTTTTTTCATCTCAGCATTGCGCTCGATGATTTCAATTTCTTGCTTGAGGCCACGAGCATCTGCTTCGATAGCTTCAAACTTTGTTTTTTCTTCGCCCGTCATTGAGCGACTTTCAGCGTGTGCACCAGCTACAATTGCATCAGCATCTTTGATGAGCTGCGCACGACGACCTCTTAATTCGATGTTTTTCATCTTAATCGAGTTTTAAAAGTTTGAGTTTATATTCAAAGATTTCAATATCAGACATTTCCTCCGCCTCAGCTTGCACCTCAACTTCAGCACCCTCTGATTCGGGTGTATCTTTTCTCATCATTAGCTCACTTGTTGCATCCGGGTACGCGGGTTGCGCAACAGGAGATACATCAAGAAGCCTTGATACTTTTTCTATTATTCTATAAGTCTTTCCATCACGCTCTTCCCAGCGGTCGCTCTCAATCAAGAAGGCGAATGAACTTTGGTTCACATCACCTCTCTTCATCAATTCAACCAAATCTTTTGCGTATGAAGTATTCGGTAGGTCAACCTCGTAGTAGAGTCCTCGCTCATCACTACTAAGGCGTAAGGTTCCGCTGGACACTCTACCAAGTAATAAATTCTCATCGTGATTGAAATAAGCGCGTGTATCGTTATCCATTACATCATCAAAGGCTCCCCTTGCAATCTGCTCGTAGAAGCCTCCCATCCATTCGCTGTCGCTGTTGTAAACAGCAGCATAACCCCTAATGGTTTCACCTTCGTACTCAGCGCTCTCCATACGGAACTCACGCTTCTCAATGATAGCCTTGTGGCTACGCACCTCAGCATCAAACTTCTCTAAAGTAGAGAAGCGGTGCGCGACATTAAGCGCCGGTTTGCGCTCGATGTAGGCCTCCTCTTCCGAAGAGTAGCGGTATATTCTAATGAGTGCCGCTGGATCATCAGCAGTGCCATTGACCTTAAAGCCACTATCTGCCTCGATTTCTCCATCTCTTTCGATTTGAATGATAACACCGTAAGCGCTTCCGCCGCTTGTGCTCCAACGTACAAAATCACCTACGCTCAATGCATCAGGTTCTGCACGCTCCTCATCTTTATAGCCAGCCTCTTCCATCTCACCCTTACCGAATGTGATGACAATTTCCTCATCAGTCTCAACAACTGACTTGATGTGGCGCTCGTTTTTATTTTCTTCCATTCCTTCTATCGTTCTTTTTGCCCAGCGCAGCATCTCATCACCGCCCCAAGCTGCATACATAATAGAACCGCAAATCTCCTTGCCGTCCTCATCAGTGAACTTACCTTGGTCGTAGGTCTTCGCTCTACTCAAAAAGCTGTAAGTTCTTACAAGCGTTTCATCGCTGAGGTTTTCTTTACCCGCGATTTGGTTTGCTCTTGCCCATCCTACAGGTGTACCACAATCCGTACCATTCTCCTCACGGAAGTCTAAAGCACGTTGTGCGTTGTTTACTGCTGCTTGTGGATAGTCATTGTATGGCATTACTCAGCAGCGTTATCAGTTCCCGCCTCAACCATATTCATAGGTTGTAAGTAAATATCTCCTCCATCAATTGGGTCAAGGCTTTCGTGTTTGCGTATATCATTAACGCTCAACCATCCCCATTGTCTTGCCGTTGCATAGCTTGAGTATCTGCTTGAGATATCACCGCGAAGAAGCCCATCCATATTGATACGGATAAAATAGTCCTCTTGGCCAGGGAATAGCTTGCGGTTGAATTCCGCTTCCCAACGCTTAACCCAAGGGAGTATCGTGTTGCGCTGGAACTGGATGCCTTGCTCCTCAATGTTGGCTCGAGTGCTTGAGTTCTCTAATGATCCAAGATAAGCCAATGGGATACGGAAAAACCTTGCAATGTCTTCTACTCCAAACTTACGCGTTTCTAAGAACTGCCATTCTTGTGGTGAGATACTGACCTTGGTGAGATTCATTCCTTCTTCCAATATGGCGGTTTTATGTGAATTGTCCAAACCGGAATAACGGCGTTGCCAAGAAGCCATTAAACGCTTATAGGCTTCATCTGATAGGCGGCCAGGATGCGTGAGCACCGCACTTACGTTTGCGCCATTACCAAAGAATGAGCCACCGAACTGGTCAGCAGCCAAACCAAGGCCTATGCTTTCTCTTGCTGCCTCTATTACACTCTTACCAATGATACCGTCAAACGATAACCCTAAAATGTGTATCATCTCAGTATCATCAAAGGTCTCTTTGCCTTGGTCGATGTTGTAGAACTTCTCATCCTTGTATACCTTAACCTCAACGCGGTCGGGGTGTACTGGAATAAGTTTAACGGGCTGGCCCGCTTCGTTTCTACGAATTGCAATAAATGCATTCCCGTGCAAACAAAGGTGCGCCTGACAAACCTCTCTAAAGTTAAAGTCCGTCATCATCCCGTTCGGGTGGTGTAT